GGCGCGGGATAGATAGCCTTTAGGTATTCCGGGGTTTTGTCGGTGATAGCGTAAATCACTGAATCACCCCGGCGGCCTTCATGGCGAGTCGCCAATATTTAGCCCGTCTGCCCGGGTTGCTTCGAGCGAAGTGCATTGATCGGTCAATCCATTCTCCGGTTCGATAGTCTTGTTCGATTTCGGTCATCATCCATTCATACACCTCCCCCCGGGCGGGGGAGCATGAAGGGGTGCTGTATTCCCTCATCAGCCGCACAAGTTCGCGGAAGGTAACGGTATCGGATCGAGTTTCCGATTCCCCTTCCGGACAATAATCTTCATCATCTTCCGGCGCGGGGTAGACAATTTCGCAGAATGTAACGTTAATCATAATCAAATCTCCTGAATGACGGCCTGGATTTTGGCGCGGGTTTCTGAATCAAATTGACGGCGCAAATTAATCGCGGTTTCAGCGCACGCCTTATAAACATTTAGCGCTTTTATTGAATCGTCGGAATATCCGTAGTTTTCGCACCATCCAGAAAAGTTTTCATCGGCGGCGCTTGCGTCAGTAAATAAAGCGTATAAAACATCAATTATTTTTGGACGTTTCGGTCTGCTGGTTCGTTTATCGCGTAGTCCCGTGCCGGTAAAATAAGTTGTTACCCATTGCCCGTGCTTGTTCCCCCATTTCTTGCCGATTGTCACGCTCCAAGCGTCCATCATGCGCGGGTTGTCACTCCACGGGCTTTTCATTTCGCCAATTAGTTTTATTTCAACCGGCAAAGATTCAATATCAAATTCCGGTTTATCGTTCAATTCAGCGGTTTCCATTATTTCCCCCCGCTGATAATGTGAAACCGTTCGAATAAATCACCGAAAGCAAACAGCAATCGCTCGCGGTTATGTTGGTCGGCCCGAAAATAAGCCTGAGCGATACACATAGCAAAGCCTCCCCCTATTTTGTCCATTGTGTGCGCTGCCTGATGTATTTCGGAGTGAGATAGATTAGGTGTCCGATCAATCATGGCGACCTGCCTTCAGAATCTTTTCAGCGGCACCGAATATCCGCTGCGCGGTTTTGTCACTGATAGCGGTGTCACGCGCCCACGATTGAACATAGCCCCGGGATTCAGCAAGGCCCGGGAGGCCCAGCAAAGCGCAACAAATAAAGGCGACAGATTCGGCCTCCACTTCCCGGATATCTCGGGGAGTTCGCTCGGAATCGTGCATTGCTGATTCTTCGGTATGCCCCAAGACAATATGCGCTAGCTCATGAAATCGAGTCTTATGGGGCAAAGCCGCGACCGGGTTGATAGCGATTGTTCTGCCTGAGGCATACCCTTGACAGTTGCCATCAGACAGAGCGAACGGAACTTCCGAGATATCAAGCGCGGAAAGGGCGAGGGATTTATCCCATTGAGGGATTACCCTTTCGTTCGCATAATCCGCCCCGTCCGTCTGAGATAAAACAAACCAATTATTTTTAAGCGCGAACGTCTGGAATATGTCCGGGTCTTTGTTTTCTTTTTCCCGTTTAATTGTGATCGGCATTATCAGAGCGATTGCCTTTTCCCCTTTTCGAACTTGCCGCCCGAGTTCCGACCAACGTTTATAGGTTGCAATCGGGCCTAGTGGAATCTTTCGGCTAGCGCATTGACTCCACGCTAGTAATTGATTTCCGACCGAGTAAGAGTGAAAAGCCGAATAAGCCTCCGAGATAATCCCGGGGGTTTTTAGTACATCATCCAGCAAACCGGACCAATTAGCTTTATCCATGATTTCTTCCTTCAGTTGTGTTTTATTTAATGGGTGACAACTACAGCAATCGGTGAATCAACATAGTTCAATCGCACGGTGTACCGTCCGAAACCCTCCCGTTTAACGATAAAGCGGCGAACCCCGGGAACAATCTCGGCGTTCCTGCAATATCGTAGATAAAAGGCGAGAAAAACCCGGGGTTCAGCGGTTGAAAACTGCGGGGTATCTGCAAAGTAAAACAGACCAGCGGTTTTCATGCTTCCCTCTTTGCAATGAATCTGCCGAAGCGAGAGTGAACGAATCCGACAGTGCCGCGCGGGTAGCAGGAAAGCCATTCCAGAGCATCCGGCAGGTCGATAGCGCAGTGGTGATACACCCGGGGATTCGGCCCCGGCTCTGTGACTGTTACCTGAAGCGGGTGAGTGATAAACCGGACAAGACGCTTAAACATGGTCAACCCCTCTCGATGATGAAGTCATAAACATTAGAGGCATGGATTACTCGCCGGGCATACTCGACCCGCACGGGTTCACTGCCTCGCTGACATCGCACGGGATCAAGTACTACGACATAACCGGGCATGACATGGGAAGCATTGGCCCGATAACCGGCTTTCCACAGAGCGGCTACTGCGTCCGATACGTTCATTGTTCCCCCTTACAGAGTATTGGCGGCATCAAACAGCATGGATTGAATCTCGGGCATCAAGCACAGAGTGTGCTTTTTGATATGACCGTAGTCATAAGCCCTCATGACATCCTCGGACCGTAGCGGTTCGCCGTCAGACAATTCCGGGATAGACAGAAGAAAATCGATCCCCCGGTCTATGTCGTACATTGCGACGGTTTCAGAATCGAGCCGGACTGCCGCAATACGCTGGCCTTTATCGGTGTACAGCCTACCGGTGTTGAACGTCAGAACCTTCATAACTTCCCCTTTCCCGGGTTGCAGTTGTGATGCTTTGATTGCTTTGTGCATGTCACTCCCCTTGAGTCCAAGCGGGTTCATCATCCAAGCCAATAGGCGGCAATAGAGTGCTACCGGTTACATCGTCAACTATTGAACCGTCCGGGTATTCAGTGACTTCCCATTGCATTAAATCGGCGTTCATTTATTCCCCCTTCAGGCTATGTGCCGCGCGATAGAGCGGCTCGTAAATCGGCAAGTGATAGATAGAGTGCTCAAGAATCTTCCCCTTGTCGTAGGCTTCTAAAACATCAGCGGGGTGTAAATACTCCCCGTCGAAGTGCTCTGGGAGTGCTAACAGATAGCTGATATTCCGGTCGATATCGATCATGGCGACAGATTGCGGATCGACTCGCACAGCCGCGATCCGTTGCCCCTGCGCCGTGTAGGCGCGCCCCGTATTCCAAGTGATCAAGCCTTCCATGTTTCCCCCTAATGCGCCGCACCGCGCAGCGCGTAAAAGAATTACAACACGGTTTAGGCGATAGTGCAAGTGCGCCGATAGGCGCTAGCGCAAGGGGTGCTTAAGACATATAGAACTATACGCGCGCCCGCGCGTAGCAAGGGCTATGCCATGAGCGTTCCGAAAAAGTGAAAACCTTCTAGGATCGACGAACGGGGAGCGGGTAAGGGGTAGATATCAGCCGGGGAAAAAACGGCTCAAAACGCGTTTAAAGCGGTTTTAGAGGCTGGATGTTTGTACAGTGTTTTGGGGTTGTCCACAGAGTTATCCACAGGATGTCAACAGAAAATAGTTGCTAACAGGTTATCAACAGGCGCTTGTGGAAAGGCTGTGGATAAGGTATAAGTGCGAACAATTGTTAATCGGGAAGCGGAAAGGGATAGGGGAAGGCTATGGTCAATCGGAACGGGGAAGTCGATTACATAAAGCTATTGGATGAGGCGGGGGAAGATGCCGAAGGCGAAGCGGATGAAATCTTGTTGGATGAGAGGCTGAAGGCGCTCGGGCTGGAAACCGGCGAAGCCGAAAAGCTGGCTGCCTTGGCAGATAAACCAAGAGAGAGAAAAGACGGAACAACACTGGGAACTCCACCAAAAAACCTGAGACCGTTAACAGATCAACAGATCACGTTTGCTCAAGGTGTTATCGAGGGAAAGACAAGAAAGCAAGCGTATAGAGAAGCGTATCCAAACCAACAGGGATCGGACGCAACGATAAGCGCAGCGGCACACAAACTAGCCAAAGATCCACGGATTACAAAGATGATCCGAGACGGTTGGTCGGAGACGGAAGAGGCACTGTCGGATGATCTACAAGCAACACGGCGGTATGTCATGCGGAGTCTGGTGGCTCTAAGCAAAGCCGGAAAGCAAGAGGGAAGCCGCCTGAAGGCTCTCGAACTACTAGGCCGTCACGCTGGCATGTGGATACCAGAAAAAACCGCACCAGAGCAACCGGTGACAGCGGAGCAATTGCGGAGGGAGTTGACGGCGCATCTGAAGTTGGTTGGGAAGTGAAACCCACCGTACCCGGACCCCCATGTGTGCGTGATGACCACCCGTTATGCGGTTACGCTCTAATCCACTCTCCCAATCACTACCCGAATACCCCCCCCTATCAATCCCAATCGCCACCCCCCGGGGGTATATATAAATTTTAGAAACATTTGTGCGAACAATTAAGTTATGTCAAGAACGAAGGCGAAGATGACGGAGCGGTGGGATTTGGTGTTACGTTTTATAAAGGCGTACATCAAGATCCACGGTGTAGGTCCGTCTTACGAGGTGTTAGCTAGTGGGTTGGGGATGAGGTCTAGGTCTAATATGCACAGGATGGTGAAGAGGATGAAGGAGGAAGGTTTGTTGGATACGCGGCCTAGAAAGTTCTTGTCTATAAAGGTGGTAGATAGATCTGTGAAGGAGATCAGCAAGTTATGAGCTTGTTATCTCAGAAGGAGGTGAAGGAGTATTTAGAGATTGCTGAGCGGGTTCCTGCGCAGCAGAGGAAGAAGGTATTACAGTTATTAGAGTTAGATAGAGTAGAGAGGTGTAGAGAGTCTTTCTTGTTCTTCGTTCAGCAGATGTGGCCTGTATTTATTTCTGGTAAGCATCATAAGATCATGGCAGATGCTTTTGAGAGAGTTGCGAAC